CACTCAAAGCACAGCTAGTGAACTCACGTACTGTAAGCATCACAGCAGGCCATAACAAAATGAAATACTCACGGTACTCCAATGGGAAGAACTGAGAGATCACTTGGGCTTTAACTTCGAGGATACTCAAGAGAATACCCGCTAGAGCAATACGGTAGGTCTTGCTGCGGAGTCGCTGGAGGAATATATCAAGCATTTGTTTCCTTGGTTAGTTACGTGGGAGGGAGGGCAAAGGCCCTCCCGTTTGTTAGGCAGTGTTATCAGCGTTTGAACTTGAAGTGTCACTACCGCTTAACGATGTAGCTGTACCTTCACCAACTGTTCCAACTACCATACCTGAACCAGATTTAGATTCATAGCCGGGAATTAGATCAGTCTGTGGTTCTAGATCATCTGGTAGCTCATCTACCCCCATTGCCCTACGGATACGGTTAAGGACGGGTCTATCCACCTCTAAGCAACTTACCGAGGCTGTACGTTGAACTAACTTTGATAGAGCCTCTGTATCTTCTGACTCAAGGTTATCAGCATACATGCTACACATACGGGTTTCATCCCACCCATTAAGTCTGTAGGTTTGTTTAATGAGTTCGTCGTTAATTACTTGAAGTAAGTTCTTAACCATATTCTCCATATAAGCACCTACAAGAGAATTCTTGATAGCACCTAAAGCGAACGAGCCTGTGCTAGATTGCCCCATAACGAGAATATCGCTTGAGAGTGCCGTATAGATAGCATTCTTGTAGTATTCTTTAATCTTAGTTGTATCGAACGATTTAGCCCCGGCAGAGTTAAGGAGTTCAAGACTGAATAAACTCTGTTTTGATTCACTGTCCCACGCCATAGGGATGATCATACCGGACTGTTGACCAGTACTTAGATTCCTTAGTGCGTTCTTATAATTTTCGTAAATCGCCTTCTGTTCTGGTGTAGCATCAGCAGACATGTACTGAGGTGGAATCTTCAAGATTGGTAAACCTTTTAGATCACGGTTGACACCCTCTCCTTCTATGGACTCTATGGCTGAGAGGAATTGCCAAGCAGTATAAGCATCACGCAATGGAGACTTACCACAAGGGTCTCCACGGTGTTTACCTACACGGAACAACATGGCTTTGCCGTCTACCCCTAAAGATAGCCGTGGGTTGTCTGTACGGTTGGTATAGCGTCCGTATGGGTCACTTGTAGGGAATGCTTGTTCTACTCCGATAAGGTCATTGCCGTCTGAACTGAATAAGAAACGGTGGATAGTTTCTTGGTTGCGTATTGGTAGTTTCCTCCAAGCGATCTTACCGTCAGTGAACATCGAACCTTCATCTTTAGTACGATAGCGAAAGACTTTCTCGTGTACACTAAAGCCGAACATGTTAGCACTAGCGGCATCACGAACGAAGTCACTAAAGGAGTGCTCCATATCGTTCATGCAATCACGAATGAACTGTGTTTGTGTTTGTTCTTTCTTCGTTGGGTTATCCGGTGGTTGAACCTTCCAGTCGATTTTCCCGAGTTGCGTATCAAAGAGTGTTAACGGTGCTGCTACTGCGGAGTGCATCGCCATTTTCTTGAAGGTATTAATGCTGGTCGGAAACACAAGCTCACGCTTGATTTCATCTTGGGAGATACCACCGAATACATTCAGTCCGTTATAACCTTGTTCGCCCAAGGAGAACGGTTGTGGTTGATCTGATGGTGACAAGGGTTTAACTTGGGTTTTTGTGCTGCGGGGTGCCATAATTAGCGGTGAATGAAATTCACCTTTCGCTCCTTTGTTTAATCGCAAGACCAAGGGTCTAGCTTTGTTATGATATGATTCAGACTTAATTAACTGAAAGGTAAATATGAACTTCAATGAAGCACTTAAACTGCTGAAGAACGGGAAGAAAGTACGTAGGACAGACTGGAATTATCCAGATAGTACCTATGTAAAGTTAAAGGTTTGGTATGAAAAGAACTGGACATACTTGTTCAATTCTTGTGAGTGGGACTCTAAGTACATTGAGTCTTATGGCTTTACATTCGCAGATACTCAGTCTAACTGCTGGGAGGAAGTACTGTGAGAACACTTGGTAAATCACACATTCAAACTCTGTTAATTCTTGTTGCACAACTACCACTTCAACAAACTAAGGTTGAGAGTAAGCTAGACAACGTGTGGTTAGATGAACTTGGGCCTGACACAGTGCAACCAGACTCTAGCTACAAAGGTAAACAGAAAGCTCAGTGGAAACGTGAGATTAACCCACATAAGCACTGAGGTTACTACGGAATCAAAGTGATTGACTGCAAGGAATGAACCTAGGTAATCAATCACGAGTGATAACTTAGTTGAAACCGAAGGATGCTGCGGTGGAGAGGTCTGGCAGGCTGAAGGTGGGGATTTCTTGTGATTTGTTAAGCATAATAAAAGCATCAGAACAAGCGTCTGCTTGATCATCTTTGAAATTATTAGTACCATCAAATACTTCAAGTTCTGTATGGAAGTCATTTACATAAGCACCAGCAACAATGTTTACAAAGTGTGCCTCTGCTACTGCAGCAAATGGAGCAAACCGTTGAATCTTACCCTTAGTGGGGCGTTGAAGTCTACATACAAATCCAGCCTCAGAGAGCCGTTTCTGTAGACCACGTACATATGCACCACCCCCAGCAGGATCGTCCGGTAAACATATGATTACGTCATTACCGTCCCTTACTGCTGTTTTCATAATAGTGTCTTCTACTACGTGTGCCCTATCCCTAAATCTCACTACATCTTCAACTGTATAAATGCCTAGCTTATCTTTTGACATAAGTACCCCAGCAGTCCAGTCGGGATTCTTATATGTCTCGGAGACTTGTGAGAAACTTAAATCCCATGCTCTACAACGTGCTCTTACGTTTGCTGGAGGGAATAGAACCTCGTTAATCCAAGATCTTTGCCAGTATCCAGAAGTCTCTAAACGGGCTGTCCATGACCCATGTAGCATGATTGCCTTTTGAACTCTACTTAGTGACATAAGATTTGCAAGATACTCTGGATTTGCTTTTAATAATGGTTTATTATCACTAATAAGTGCCTTTATCAGTCTAAACGACCGTATGCCACTAGATGGGCCTACACCATGTATAGACTCAGCAGCTTCCCTTGTATCAAACCACTGTAGATCATTACCCATCATCACAAAATATCGCTCTACATTTTGTGTGGCTTCTTTAGGGATACCTTCATCATCTAGGTAGAATGGTTCAATCCAGTTACGAAGAAAGGAATGATAAGATGGGTTTGTACACAAGAACATCTGAGGTTCGTGGGGTACATTCGCATTCCGCATTCTTGAGAGCATGAAGGTGATCATTGTCTCATCAAAATCGACGGCCTCGTCGTAAGCAACGAAGCTATATTGTCCACCACGATGATCAAGTACATTCGATGCGTGTTGCATGTGGGAGAATTTTAATACTGCTTTATTTGGAAATACAATCTCTGTATCTCTATGTCTAATCTTTAGGTTGGGGTATATAGATGAGAACATATTAACAGCCTCGTGCCAGATACTCCCTGGCAAGACCAACATTTTTGACGTTCTCCGAAAAATTATCCCGGTTGCATTAGGATGTTGCATGAACTTCAAGGCAGTAAGCAGTAAAGCGTAGGTCTTGCCACTACCGGCACTTCCGGCGTAAAGTGTGATAGTTGAATTAGAATTTAAGAGGTACTCTTGAGGGAGGCTTGCTGGGGAAAGGAGCATAGGTTCCTCGACCATTTGCCCCTGTTCGACAACTTTCTTTGTTATTTTTCTTTTAGCTGTCACCATTTAATTCCTTTTCAAAGTCCATCAGTGTACAAATAAGATAATCCTTCATACTCATTGGGTAACATTCATTACCTCCATTAGTCATGAATTCTTTCATACTGTTATAGTTAAGCTTTGAAAGTTTATGACTTGCATGAAACGCTTTTTCGTATGTTATTGCTTCACGGTTGCTGCTTGTATTTACAACGTATAAGTGCTCACAAACATATGGAACTTTCATTTTGTAATCACTAATTCGACGTTCTAACCTAGAACTGAAACCAAGTTTTAACCACCTAAAATTATCAGTAGAAAACTCAAGTAGATAGACAGTGCTTGCTTTACTGTAGTAGTTTGAGTGATTGTCACATGCCCATACATTTCTACGAACGTTACCTGTTTTCATTGCTTTAACGCAACCACAAGGTAGTCTATAGTCGTACTCTAGATTCTCATTCAATGATACACTGCTGGATAATCCAATAAACTCTATACCTGCAATCTTTGCTTCTTCTTTCCACTTTAGTGTCCTACACTCTATGCATTTAGGAATATCATTCTTAGCTACGTCTTGAAGTCTAATGCTTTTAATATGACCACAACTCTTGTATTTGTAGTTCTTATTCATCCACTTAGACATATCATCAAGGTCAATTAACTCTAGACCATTCCTATCAGCATCAGCATGACGTTGGGCCTCTTCACAGACAAAGCAAGCTCCATGTTTTAGATTGGTAACATTCCAACTTGTTAGTAGTTTTTCATGGCCACATGTTTTGAATTTGTACAGTTTATAGTCAGTATTCTCAACAGGATTGTTAGCAATAATCTCAAGACCTGCCAACTCAGCTTCTTGTTTATATTTTCTTTGCTTACACTCATTGCAACGAAACAATCCAGCACGAACATGTGTAAACTTATGTTCTGATACATGCCCACACTTCAGTTTATACCTTTTATACTGACTAGGAATGCTGTGTTGTTCTACGCTATCACCAAGAAGTGTAGCACCGAACACTAATGCATCGACAGCATATTTCTCGTTATTTAATTTCTTTGTCAGGTACTTCTTTGTTAGAATATCCGCAAATAACCCTTTACCATTACCTTCGTAATCTTTCAATCTCTTATACAAGTTATCTCCTTATTAACACCCTGTTTAGAAACTCAGGAAAAGCGCAGGAGTATCGCTCTTGTCGTCACGGCTCATGACTTCCGTAACTATCCCTCGTTATATCTTCTGATTATACCTCAGTACTACCAATAGTCAATACCTATGAGTACTATAGTCAATCTCTATTCTTTTGTTTCTTCCTTCGGTACCGCGCTAGGTAACATCACTAGACTAAACTTAGGTTGCTGCGGCTTATTCTCCTGAATTGCATCTACCGAATCTTCATCGTCATCAACCTCGTCAGTGCCGTACAAATCCTTCACAAGTTTAATGTACGTATCACTAATATAAGCACCAGCCTTTAGCCAGCTCTGATGTAGTGCCTTATCATCCCCTAGGATTTCAGCGTACCGCTTGATAGCGAGAGCTTGTACAGGGCGTACCTTGCGTAAAGCCTCTAGGATATATCTATCTTTTAATTCTTTGTTTAAGGGCTTCTCACGTTTGATTCTACCGAGTTTATTAATCCTATTATCTGGAACACCACCGTTATCCACTGTCTTACGAAATACCATATTAATCCTTTACATATCCATAATAAATGCCGATGAAACGTACATTACTCACATTTGTATTATTGACAGTTACGGCTCTGTCTTTGCCAAGAAGCACAGGATATACCTGCGTTCATGCAAACGGTTCACCTAGGTACGAGTACGTCCATAATTAAGCACCATAGCCAGTTTGCGCGCATGAATACGGACATTTAACTATAGTTGTTACGGACGTTGTACTATCGGTGTGAATTATTTCTGTGAATAAACGACTAAACAGAGGATTTTCTTCTGTGGAATAATAAAATCCCAAGAGAAACCTCTGAATGTAGTATTTTCTGTTAAGTAGCACCAGTGGGGTTCAAACCCACGCAACCACTGGGAGTACGTATGAATAACGTACAGTGGTATTCTATCGGCAGGAAACTGTTAGAGCGTCCTTATTAAATCATAGTGCTGTTATTAGTCCTGCTTACTGGATACAGGTGTTAGCTTCTCGTACTAACCAGCATTTCACTACGTTAGCATCATTTTATACTCTGATGCTAATCTCCGAGTCCACAACACTACAAGCTTTAATTGCTTGATGTGGTGAGAATAGTTTTACTCTTGTTCAGGAGTCTCGTTGCAACGCGAGTTAAGAGAACACTAAGCACGTTCTTCTGAATTTCACCTTAATTACTTACAGGTCTCTCAGTTGTATCTTAGTGTTCTAGATTAATGAACTAACACAAGTAGGCGCTCACGGAGACTTTAACTAGGCTAATGTTTTTAACTAGTGGTTCTACATCCACTTGCCTACACCACTTACCAACTGCCAGAGTTTGACTTGTGTTAGTAACCTTACTTAGCCATCCCAACCTTCTTTAACCAGAGCTTTAGCAAAGTTAAACTTACCGAACTCTGCAATTGCTTTATCAAAGGCTAAACCTAGTCCGTAACCTTCGATAGCAAACCCTACACCTTCATTCATTTTACAACTTTCTGTAAAGCGTCAATCAAATCTTGCAGTCCTGAATACGCATCACGATTCATTGTTAGAACTGTGCATTTATCCACTGTAATATGAACGAAGTATTTTGATTTAATAACTTCAATATCACCAATCTTTGCTACTGACTTTTCTTTCATTCTGTTCTCCTTAGTTACTCCATATCCAAACCATTTACCCGAAAGAACTCAATGTCATTCTTAAGTGTTCGTGTAGGTTGAATCTCACAGATTTGATCTAGTTTAAAGGCATTGCCACCGGCTAGGCCGTTGTCTTTACCATTGACGTAACGATAAGCTTTATTGTCTGAAATTACTACTAGGTTCATTTTGTTTCCTTTTAGG